AGGCTATAACGGTCAAGGTTTAGCCGAAATACAATGGGTTGTAAATGGAGCAGGTGAAGAAACCCCTGATTATCAAACCTATGATGAAGTAAAACTACTCCTTACCCCACTATCAGGCATTACAGATGAACACGCTATTGATATTCACGAAATGTTTGCAAAGCGTTACCAACTTGATAAAAGTAAAATAAAGGCAGGTAAACAATTGGTAACAGAATATCTACATAGGCAAACTAATTTAACCCCTGTAGATTGTTTGCATCTATTTCAATACCTCATTAGCAAAGGTTACGATCTGCCTTTATGGTTCGGTATCGACCATTGGGCAAATGGCAAAACAGCTATTGAATTAGGCATTGCAATTGATCAATCTACTTTATGAAACACAACCTATCCGATATAGACAGTGACAGATTTATGATAGCGTTCGTAATAACATTCTTTATTCTCACACTCTTAACAGAAATTATATGGCTTACGTTGAACTATTGGGCGCAGTCGTACTCGCCTGTATTTGGATAGCACTAATGGCATGGACTAGCATTAACCTTTTAATCTACTGCTTATGAAACGAATATTAAAACACCCGTTGGTACTATATCCTACCCTAGCTACTGCGGGCTACTTCACACTATTTTATTTAATGTACTTAATTGTAAAGAAATGAAACGAGTAAAGGAAGAAGGTAAGAAAAACCTATACAAACTTATAGGAGAGGCTCAGTGCAAGATACATGAAATAGAGAAAGAAGCAGAACGCATAGGTTGCAATGTTTCTTATAAATCTAGAGCAGGACAATGGCTCAAAGAATGTAGCGAACTCTTACCAGTAATAAGAGAGTGCTTTATTTATGATTAAAATTTACATCTCCCTTTAACCCGCCAACAGGCACTTAAATTAATTGAATGATGACTTACATGGAAGCGCAAAAATACAATGAAGGTAAATCATTTGGCGACTGGACTTTGCCGATGGATATACCTGAATTAATTGGGCAAGTAATATCAAAGGTTGAACATTCATGGCAAGGTCACTGCTTTATTTATATGTTCGCATCGGGTGATAAATTAGAAGTATACGCCGAAACAGATAGCGATGGGTGTGTTGAGCACTTTATGTATTTTAATGGTAAAATAATTGAATAATACTAAAACAAGAATGATGGATACGAACCAATTGAGAATAGGGAACTGGGTATGTTATAAAAATAACACTCACTTACAAGCACAAGTAACAGCTATAGGAGCAAGAACTATATACACTGATTTGAGTAGTGAATATGATGAGGATTATTCACCCATACCATTAACTCCTGAAATATTACAGGCGTGTGGGTTTATGAAAATACAAGGCAAAGAAGATATTTATAGACGTGAACAATTACAATTATATCATGGATTACGTACTACGATGTGCTACACACGATATAATTCAGATGAATACTGTTATTTAGGCACTACTATAACATATTTACATGAGCTTCAGAACTTGTATTTTTCGCTCTATAAAACTGAATTAATTTACCTCGACACACTTAAAACGAAATAGGATGAAAGAAAAACAGCGATGTGCTATACAATGCACTAGCCAACATGAAAGAATACATGCCTGAAGGTTGTGTAACTGCAAACTTTACTGCTATTCCTAATGTCCGTATCGTGCCTCTTGCCACCAAACTCCACGCCCTATTCGTGCAAAGTCAAATTGATATGCTGGAGGAGATGAAAGCAAACAAGTCTGACCCATACCATAACGGTATTCCATACGATGACATTGATAACAAAATCACCTCCCTCAAACAACTCCTATAACACTGTTTAATAAAGAAGTATGGAATTACAAGACAGATATAAAATAAAGAAATGGGCTGAATTTAAATGGGGTGGTAATGAAGCCGTATGTGAGGCCTACGAATTAGGTGCAGAACATATGAGCGATGCAATGAATGTGCGTATCAAACATTTTGTCCTACATCTCTGTAATACTAAAGTTATCTACCTGTACACACCAGACCAACTCCTTACCATCTTTCAGCAAAATAATTTTGGTGAATAGTTTGGTTTGTAACTAAATGTACTGTACTTTTGACTGTACAATAAAGATAACAACTAATGAAAGTAGTAAAAATAGAAAAGGAGGACTTGAGTAGATTTAAACGAGTTCTTAAATTCAGGGGCAACAAAGCTGATTGTAGTAATCAAACAGGACTATCCCGCATGACTATTGACCGAGCCTTGACTAAAAAGAATTGCAGCGAACAAACTTTAGAAAAATTAATGGATTATTGCTATGCTTGGTAGCTTAAACCCCTTTAAAGAACCTGAATAGATGACAATAAACATACACGCCGATAAATTCCGTATGCCGTGCTTTGGTAAAGCGTATTGGTTCTATGAGGATGGAAGGGTTTACAAGAATGATATAGAAGTGCCTATTGATAAGGTTTACACCGATTGCTACTCCTTGCTAGATGAGCAATATAACTGGCATTATGTGAGTAAGAAAGAGATAGTACAGTACTATAACCACCTTATGCAATCATTCGCAGCTAAACTCAGCAAAGACACAGAGGTACTTATTATCAGGCAGCATAAATACGGCTCAAGACACTCAGTAAAACACTCTTAACTAACTTAACAAAATTGATTATTATGGAAGTAATATACAAATACCCATTGAAGTTTGTAAACTATCAGTTTATTTCGTTGCCTGTCAATCATAAATTTCTAAAAATAGATAATCAAAATGATGTAGTGACATTGTGGGCATTAGTTGAAACAGAAAATGTTTATGCAACTCATTCAATATTCATGTACTTCACTGGTGAGGAACTTACATGCAATACCGATGAATGCAAATATTTAGGCACAGTACAAGTCGCTGAATTAGTTTGGCATGCATTCTCACCGACACTTTAACACCCCTAACCTTTAAAATTTAGAAGTATGAAAAACGAACAACTATATAACAAGACAGTAGACATACTGGTACAGGCTTATTTTAATGATACCCTAGAACACGGGAATTGCTATGCCTGTGCAGTAGGTAATATCATTGCAGCAAACAAAGGTTATACATATGTGCCTTGTATTGATACTACTATGCAAAAAATAGTTTGGGATGTAACAAAAGGGAGCTATGGTAACCCTAATTACGGATCATGGTATGATGCAGTAACTTATGAAATAGATAAACACCAAAATAACCATGAATGCAATTCAACAGGATATTCAATTTATGACCTACGCGATATAGAAAAAGCATTTGAAAAGTGTTATAAAGGCATCACAGAACAAGACTATATATTTAACGGTCTCATGGCAGTAATAGACGTACTGGATAAGATACATGAGAATACCGATACTGCTGTTACCTCCTCATCTAAACAACGCTTCTCATCAATCCCCCTTTAACCAACTTAAACAGTAAAGAAATGAGTACAGAGATAAAGACCCATTGGAAGAAATTGCAGCACCCGGATTACATAGGTGCATACGAATTGATGGATGGCACATCAAACAAAGAATTGGTAGTTACCATAACTCAAGTAAAGCGAGAAGTTATTACAGGTGCAGATGGTAAGAAAGAAGAATGTACGGTATGCACTTTGAAAGGCCACAAGCCTATGATATTAAATACCACCAACCAAAAGACAATGACAAAGCTATTTGGTAGCCCGTACATTGAAGATTGGGCGGGTAAATCAATGACGCTGTATGTAGCAAGGATAAAGGCTTTTGGAGATACTGTAGACGCCCTGAGAGTGCGGGATAAGCCGCCTGTTATAGTTCTGCCTGACTTGAACCCACAGCATGAGAAATGGAACGGTGCAATAACAGCGCTTAAGGCAGGTAATACCAACATAGAATCAATCAGGAAACAATATACACTCACGAAACAAAACGAAGCCTTACTAAATGCAGCAGTTCAAAATTAGGGCATCGGCCATACATACCATAATGGGTGGTGCGTTGACCAAGCCCACCGAGAAGCAAATGATACGCTTAAACGAGTTGCAAAACAAACCGACCCGTACCGATAAGCAAGAACAGGAAATGAGGGAGCTAATCGCCAAACGAGATGCACCGCCTACATTGCTTGACGGAGCTAAGGCATACTGCCAGCAATGGTTAAAGGAACAACTATATAATCGCTCCATATCATTTAGTAGCAAGTACACCGAGAAAGGTATTGAATGCGAACAATCGGGAATAGACTTACTAGCTGAAATGATGAATTATGGAATGATAGCAAAGAACGAACAGCATTTTGAGAACGACTACATAACAGGTATGCCCGATATTATCTTATCCGATATAGTTGAAGATATAAAATGCCCGTGGGCATTCAGTACGTTCCCTTTGTTCGCTAAAGAGTTGCCTACAGATGCGTATTACTGGCAAATGCAGGGCTATATGGATTTAGTAGGCCATACTAAGGCTGCGGTGAATTATTGCCTTATTGACGCCCCAGAGTACCTTATTGACCGTGAGGCACGTACCGTATCTCTTAAGGCTGGATTTGATGAGGTAGAAATTGAACTTTACGACCAAGTTTATGCTAAAATGACTTACGGTGACGTTGATAAATCGCTTCGCTTCAAACGGTTTGAATTGACCCGTGACGATGTAGCTATTAACGCTATATACACTCAGGTTAAGCTATGCCGGGAATATATACAATCAATCGCTGTTACTTTACCTAAATAAAAAATGAAAACAGGAGACATATTAACCGTAGCACAAGGTGTTATCAAGAAACACAATAAGAATGATAAAGTATACTGTAAAGCTGGGGATAAGGTAAAATTGATTGGAATTCATGGTGAAATCTTAATAGTTGAAGGGAAAGAGAGATTTTCTATTAACATAAATCAAATACAACATGACAAAGGATGAACGTGAATTAGCACGTAAACTTAATGAGTTCGATGAAGTGGAATTGCATTGGTGGCGTTCACTAAATGGTAAAACTTACTATAAAGTAAAATCTAACGGACGCGCATTGATGGCTGTTAAAATGTCTACCGTACAGCGTATGGAGCAGCGTGTTGGATTAGTGACAGGTAAGCACGCTTTGAAGTCTCTGAATGTTTCTCAATTAAAGGCTAATTTGTTTGATTGGCAGATTAAGAAAGATTCAAAACTTAAAACTGTTTAATATGAGTAGAATAAATGAATTGCTTGATGAGTTGAGAAATGAGATAGATGAACTTGAGCAGGATCAAGAAGATTCATCTGAACTGCAAGCCAACGACACTATAGAATATAAAACTAACTGCATGCTTGACGAACAACTTATGGAAGCGTTATCTGAAGCCTTAAAGCGAAGTACCGTTATTGCCGTTACTCAACTATTAGAATCTCATTAGCCCCTCAATAAAACAAGTGAACAGTATGACCAAGCAGCAATTTAGACGGTACTACTACCAGAACTTATACGGAGAGATTGAATTTCTTTACTATACTGAATTTATGAAATGGCAAAATTCTGGTAAATCATGGTGGAGTTTCCCGAAAGTAAAAGAGCATTGCAATATGTTTAAGGCTAAATTACTTGCACATGTGTACTCTAAGCGCGACTGGGACTTGACCGATTTCTCTTACTAACCAACACTAAACCAAATTAAACTTAAATAGGATGACAAATAAACATGAGAATGCGATTATAAACATGCAGGAGTATGTAACGAATATACCGAAACGATTAAACACCATGCACCTAAATGAAGCGTTTACAGGTAATGATGATGAAACAATACATCTGGCTATCAAGTACTGCAAGAAACTATCCGATGCACTACTAATGCTTATCCCCAACACTAACTCAACAAAACAATAAAGAAAAATGAAGCCTGATAAAAAAATTAAAGTAGAAACGGTAGTAATCATTAAAGAGAATAGGGGGAGTGGCGAGGATTACCCGATAAGAAGCGTAGAAACCATATACGATATGAAAGGTAACTTTGTTGGCATTTGGTCAGACGAAGACACCTATACCTGCGAGGATATGGTTGGATATGCCGATTACTGCATCAAACAAAATAAAGTACCGTCTTATGAAACGCTTAAACAAATTTACAAATGAATATACTACACATTCTCAAAGATTATGAGAACAAACTCGGTTCAGGTGACGTAATAGCCGCAACTCCAGATATGTATGATGATGTATGCAATGCTATAGCACACCTTGAAAATACGCACACGCCACATTTGATTGAACGCGCACATAACGAACTTGTAAAGGCTAAGGCAGACTTACTATTCGTGTCAATGTACAATGACCCTAACCCGTCACTTAAGACTGATGTAGACGCTATAATCAAGAATATAGACAACATCAAACAATCAATATCATCCCTTACAACTCCCACTAACATTTAACTAAACAAAATAAAAATGAGCGATCAATTGAAAGGTGTAATCACCAAAATTAGCCCGGTAGAAGAAAGACCGTACAACGACAAGGTATATAAGTCTCGTAAGTTCCGTATCAAGACACAGGAACAGTACCCACAGGTATTTGAGATGGAAGTAGCAGAGGCTAAAATGTCGATGCTTGACAGCTACAAAGAGGGAGATCAAGTAGCGGCACACATTAACCTGCGTGGCCGTGAATGGTCTAAGGGTGATAAAGAAGGTGTGTTTCTGTCTATACAATGCTGGAAGTTAGAAAAAGATGGTGCGGGTGGTACAAGCTATTCGGCTAATAGTAATGAGGCGGATAAGGAATTATTAGGCCAACAAAGTTCAATTAAGCCTTTAGATTATACAAATAATGACCTGCCATTTTGATGTTTTAATGTAAAATTGTTATAATGTTAAATAAAGAAATTTGGGCTGAAATAGACGGATTGAATGGGAAATACTATATAAGTACTTGGGGGAATGTAAAATATAAAAAAGGTGAATTTGAGAGACCAGTTAAAGCTATGGTTGGTACGACAGGATATTATTATTTTCATGTAAAATTAGGAGATAAGAAAAAATGCCTGAGACACCATCGGTTAGTGGCATTAGCTTTTTTACCAAACCCTGAAGATAAATATACTGTTAACCATAAGGATGGCATAAAGACAAACAATCATGTTTCAAATTTAGATTGGTGTACATCATCTGAAAACAACTTACACTCCTATCGTGTTTTAAATAGGAAGCCTGTTAATTTAAAAGGTAAGGTAACGAGTCGGAGTAGAAAAGTATATCAATTTGATTTAGCTGGGAACATGATAAGAAGTTACGATTCTGTTAGTCTGTGTTGTTCTCAATTTGGGGTTAGTAAGTATGCTATTTATAATCATTTAAATGGCAATAGTCTAAAACTAAAAAACTTTATTTTTACTTTTAATAATAAGTTTAATAATTAAATTTATTTAGTAATTTTACTCTAACGGTGTCGCATACCGTAACTAGACATTTAAAACCTGTAGGGGGATGTGATGCGACCACTGAACCCAACAGGTTTTTTTAATTTATAAAATGGCTAAACAACAGCAACAAGAGCAACCAGCAGATGTTGTATATTCTCAGCTAAAGAACCAATATCAAAACTATGATGGGTTTGATACATTCTTACTTGCTGCATCTGAAGTTATAACGGCTAAGCCGTCAAGTGTAAAAGGATTTATACACTTCTTATCTTCCCGAAACGAATTAACTGATTTTACCTTACCAACTCTCAAGAGATTGGCAGCGCATTTAAATAATATAGCTGCTACATATCTAGAAATGGAAAACTATGATGCCTACTTTATGGGCATGATGAATGTTGCTCGAACTAGGGCAATTGTAAGAAAAATAGAATCTAACCCAAATAGATTATAACTTATGGGTAGGATCAGGACTGTAAAACCCGAATTTTTCAAGCATGAGGATCTATTCAATGCTGAAAAGAAATATAAGCTACCCTTAAGGATTGCCTATGTAGGACTGTGGTGTATTGCTGATCGTGAAGGGAGGTTTAAATGGAGGCCAAATTCTATAAAATTGGATGTATTACCATTCGATTCGGTAGACTTTGATAAGGTTCTTTCAGCTCTTTCTGAAAGTGGATTCATAATAAAATATGAGCATGAAGGGCAAACATATGGATATATTCCTAAATTTAAAGACCATCAAGTAATAAATAATAGGGAAACTGAAAGTTTATTACCAATTCCTTCATTATCAACAACTTCGACGCGTGCCCCACACGTGGTTGACGCGTGCCCCACGCCTCTTGTGCAAGATCAAGGGGAAGGGAAGGGAAGGGAAGGAGTAAAGGAAGGGAAGGATATACCGCCTGTCGGCGAAAGTGAGAGCTATAAAAAATTTAATGTTTGGTTGAAAGATAAAGCACCTCAAGTATGTAAACTTAAAGACCAATTAACTCCTACTCAGTTCGATACTATATTCGCTAAATATGATAAAAACATAATAACTGACACTTTAATTCAAATGCACAATTGGAAACCATTGCTCACTAAAAACATATCAGTTTATTATACATTGATAGACTGGATAAGTAGGAGGAAATAACATGACTGACATTAAAAAAGATTTTGGTAACGCCCGTACACGGAAACCTGATTTAACAACCCTTGTTTTTGGTAAAGTGCCCCCTCAGGCGGTTAAATTAGAGGAAGCAATAATAGGTGCTTTGCTGATGGAAAAGGAGAGAATTCAGGATATAATGGATATAATACCCAAGCCTGAATGCTTCTATGTAGATCAAAACCAAAGGATATATAACGCCCTTATTACCCTACATACTGCTGGCAAAGCAATAGATATACTTACAATAGCCGAGCAATTAGGTAAAACAAATGAGCTTGAAATATCGGGTGGCATGTATTACATGGCTCAAATTACTAGGGATGTTGTAAGCGCTGCACACGTAGAGGCGCACGCACGTATTGTAATGGAAAAATACATACAACGCGAACTTATACGTATATCCGGGCAAACCATAGGGGATGCCTACGATGATAGTTCTGATGTATTTGATTTGTTGGGTTCACATGAATACGAAATAAGCCAGCTTAATAACATTGGTGATGCTGATACTATTGCCCATATCAATGAAGCTGTAAAGGACGTAATGAATGATATTGATGATTTACAGAGCGGTAAGAAAAAGTTTATGGGTGTGCCTACTGGCATCTATATGCTTGACCAGTTAACTAAAGGATGGCAGGATACTGATTTAGTTATATTGGCGGCTAGGCCATCACAAGGTAAGACCGCCTTAGTATTGCATCATGTATTAGCGGCTGCTATGTCTGGGATAGGTGTATTGTTCTTTAGCCTTGAAATGAGCCGAAACCAATTAGTTCAAAGGTTAATTTCAAACCACAGCCAAATACCTTTAGAAAAGATAAAAACAGGTGAATTTAACCCACAGGAACAAAAGACATTTAATGCCTCAGCATCATACATAGCTTCTTTGCCCATTTACATTGACGATAGGGCGGGTAATTCCATTCAAAGGATATGTAGTAAGGTTAAGTCGTATAAACGCAAAGGAAAGATAGGATTAGTGGCAATTGACTATCTACAGTTAGCTAGTGTGCAGGATAGCAGGCAAAAGAATCGTGAACAGCAAATAGCAGAAATGAGCAGATGTTTAAAGGTGTGTGCTAAAGATTGCGAAGTGCCTATGCTGGTGTTATCTCAGATGAATAGGGGTATAGATGCGGCAAAGCGTAAACCTGAGTTATCCGATTTGCGGGAATCAGGAGCAATAGAACAGGATGCAGACATAGTAGTATTTATTCATCATGAGAATGCTAAAACATGGCTTGTAGTGCGTAAGCACAGGAACGGGCAAACAGATGAGATAGAGGTAGTATTTCTGGGAGCAATACAAAAGTTTGTCGATCCAAACGAGGTTAATTCCTATAGTTCTTTCAAAGCATTTAGCCCGGCATTAACTCAGGCAGCACAATCAATATACAATAATGAAACCTTCTAAGGGCGAATGGTTAGGCCGTACCCAAATAATTATAGGTGCGATACCTAGTAAAAGCAACCAATATAAAACTACTAAGCAAGGCGGCTTTTATAAATCAACGGTAGTAAAGGACTATGAGCGTTCATTTTGGGCACAATGCGATGTATATAGGAACAAAGGTATTAACGATAAGTTTAGTATTGAGGTTGACGTTTACCTAAAGAACCCGCGCCAAGACCTTGATGGTTGTTTTAAGATACTGTTAGACAGCCTACAGTCATGCGGTGCGATAATGAATGATAAATTATGCTACCGTATTGTAGCAACTAAGCACATTGATTCGTTGAATCCACGTATTGAGTTCAACTTAACACTCCATTGAAATAAGCGAATACTAAAAATTAATGATATGAAGGAATTTATCACACGTAACGCAGCGAACATATTTTACATAGCGGGTAGCTTATGTTTTCTTGTAGGTACACTAATAAACATAACATGGAAGATAAAGTAATACTAGACCCGTGCTGCGGCTCAAAGATGTTTTGGTTTAACAAACAGCACCCGAATGTCATTTACGGTGATAAGCGTACCCTTACAGACACTTTATGCGATGGCCGTACCTTATCCATCCAGCCAGACGTAGAAATGGATTTCACATCCTTACAATTCGATGACGACACGTTTAACCTTGTAGTTTTTGACCCGCCGCACATGACATCACTAGGGGCTAATTCATGGATGGCTAAAAAGTATGGCAGACTAACTGATGGGTGGCAACAAGATATTGCCGATGGGTTCTGTGAATGCTTACGGGTATTGAAACCACACGGTGTATTAATATTCAAATGGAATGAAACAGATGTTAAGCTATCCGAGGTCTTAGAATTATGCCCGATCAATCCCCTATTCGGTCACACTTCAGGTAGGCACGGTAAGACACATTGGATTACTTACATGAAAATATAACCCCCAATAATAGAATTTAAAATAAAGGAATTATGAAGATACTAGAACTATTCGCAGGCAGCAGGTCGATAGGTAAGGCAGGTGAATCAAAGAGCCATGAAGTGTTCTCGGTGGACTGGAATGGATATGATGGAATAGACCTAATTACTGACATAGGTACGCTACAGCTATCCGATATACCATTCATCCCTGATATGATATGGGCAAGCCCTGATTGTACTACTTACACTATAGCGGCAATTAGCCACCACAGGAACGGCGTAGAACCTAAAACAGAATACGCTAAGAAATGCGATGAGGTGAATCAGCACTTTATCGGGCTAATCAAACAATACTTAGCCATCAATCCTAACATAGTATTCTACATTGAGAATCCTAGAGGTATGCTACGTAAGATGCCCTTCATGCAGTCATTCACACGTCACACAGTATGGTACTGCCAATACGGAGATGACAGGGCTAAACCGACCGATATATGGACTAATAATGCTAACTGGACGCCACGGCCGCAATGTCATAACGGGAACAAGGCTTGCCACCATCAACCAGCACCTAGAGGTAGCAAGACAGGTACACAAGGCAGGAGTGGTAGCTATGACCGTTCACGCATACCTGAGCAGTTGTGTACAGAGGTAATTCAAGCATCCCTAGCAAAAAAATAGTTAAAAATATTTACTGGAATAGTTGGTGGTTTCGTAACCAGTGCTTATCTTTACAACATCGAAGCAATAAGGCAGAGATAAAACATTAAGCAAAATGACACAAGCAAACACGAAAAACAATTTTATTATTTCAATGTCTTTAATATTCCCGATAGAGGATATAATAAATAAACTTAATAATTCAGAATTCAGAGATTGTGATATCAAGTGGCTTGATAATAAATTGTTTTCATTTACTGATTTAGCTTGTAAGACATTAGGTATGGATATAACCACTCCAATTAATGAACAATACACAGTATTTAATGACTTTGTAAAAAATAAATACATCGGGTATTTTAAAACATTGCTGCAATACTTCAAACAGTATGTAAGTAACTAGGCTTAATGCCCTGAAAGCCGAAAGGTTAGTAGGGGCTTAAAATATATTAAAATATATTAAAAATGAAAACAATTACAAGATTACCAAAAGGCACGCGCTTTATACCGCAAAGCGGATATACTCGTAAAAACAGAATAGCCAAATACTTTGCTGTAGATGCTACGGGTAACGCTCTGGGTTATGGTCTTTTGTATGTGAGCAATAGAAAACAAGCTCGGGCCCAACTATTAAACGAATTGAATAGCGGAATATACAACTAACTATGACACCAATACAACAGGCGAAAGAACACGCAAAGCAAATACAGGCGAATCTAGGGGCTTTATCTGCGGAGATAAGTAAGAACAGGCTAAGTAAGTTATCGGGCGTAGAACGGGCTAATATGCGCCCTATCTTCACAGGTAGTGCCAGCTGTTCACTCTATACCGCAGTAGCCCTAGCCCACGCCCTCGGTTACACGCTCAAACTTGTAAAAAGTACTGATGATGAAAAGTAAGATAACACGCAAAGAATTTAATGAAGGAGATAGCATAACGGATATTTTATCAGGTAGAATAGGTGTCGTTACTAAGGTTACATCACGTTCTGTGTATGTTAGGTACTCCCACTCAAATTGTCGAGCTAACAGGTTTTATGCTGACGAGTTCTTTACTATCACCCCCAAAAACTCAAATCAAGATGGAAAATAAAGTATATCAGGTAGTATGCGATCATGGGTCATATGATGACTGGGGGGAATGGGTAATAGGAACATTCACCACTATTGAGCAGGCTGCACAAGTAAAAGAAATTTACCAAGTATTTTATGATGAATGGAAACAATCTAATCCGCTAAATGAATCAGAACAAAAGATAGTGAATAACCAACCTTTGTTTGGCCATGATCCATTTTATGGAATAGGAGAGGATAAATACCTTGTATGGGACAAATGGAAATGGTCTGAGCTGAATGATGGGGATGAGGATTATGGCATACGTATGGAAGAAATAAATACATTCAATGTTAAGCCATTTGATCTTGATACCTATTCTCAACCGTCTTTCAAACCTGCATCACATGAATAATAAAGAATTTAGTAAACTAATACGTAAGGCTTGCCTGTTGAGTAAGCAGCGTGCGGAGGTGTTAGATAAAATATCTGAAGAATGTGAGAATAGGTACGGGACTACTTACAATGATCTAGACGGAGATGCACTGATTGATACTATAGAAAATGGGGAAGGGGATGTTATAGGCTACAGGGAATTTAATAAGTTGATGAAATATTACTTAAATGGCACATCACATGAATAAATGGGTGGTACGAGACGGCAAGGGCAATGAGGTTGCTACAGGTGGTAGCGAATCAGGCGCATGGAATAAAATATGTTGGGATACACACAGGACAGTTAGCCAGCTTCAGTATCTCGGCTACACTTGCGTACAAATTGAAGAGGAGGTAGGCAATGAGTAGATACCATGAATGGACTAGCGCAGTATCAGGTATGTATACCTTGATGGATAGGATGGGCATTAAGTCTAAGAATAACAAGACGTATAAATGGGATAATATAATCAACAGGTATTGCAGGAAGAATAAAATTAAGGGTAGTTTCTCAGATAGAGTATTACTGATTAATCAGGACTTCCCTAAGTTCCGAGCATACCTTAACACACTTAACACCAAACCCCAACGACAATGTTTAAAGTAGGAGATAAGGTAGGTAATAAATACGGTGCAAAAGGTAAAGTAGTGCAAATATTTACACAAGCTCAAAGAGAAAGAGCGTATGTATTATATGATAATGGGGCTTATGGCAGCCATTTATTAACTGAACTTATTGCTTATGCCCCACCACCCACAATTCAAGTTTACGCTGTATGTGATGAAAATAATAAGGTGCTAGCAATCGGTGATACTGAAAAGGAAGCATGGAATAATTATTCTGATATGCCAAATTTCATTACCCCTAAAGACTGCGGTTACTCCATCCGCCCCGCAACACTAACACTAACCGAAATGAAATAATTATGAAAGAAGTATTATGGCAACATGCGGGCAATGAAAAGCCACCAATAAACACAATTGTTGAAATCAAGTTTGACATTTTCGATATTTCAAACTGCAATTATGGTAAAGCTTATTGGAATGGCATAGAATGGCTAACACCTAAAGGCGATAGTCTTGAATTTGACGTAATTGTAACCGATTGGCGATTTCTCACCCCCTCAAACCGATAAAGGATGAAAATAGGCGAACGGATAAAAGTAGTAAGGACGGCGCAGGGCAAAACGCTTCGTGTTGTTGAAAAAGATACAGGCATTAGTAATTCGTACTTATCCCAACTTGAAACAGGTGCAATATCAAAGCCCTCATACAAAGTAGTTCAAAAGCTATATGACTATTTCGGTATAAAATACGATGAGGGTATGGATGAATTAACTACACTCATTTCTACAATGACAGATACAGAACGCGAACAGCTAACACTTATGGCAAAATTCATTCTTAATAGTCGCCCAATCTCTAACAATCAAAAATAAAGATGATGACAAAGGAAAATAATCGCATACGGCAAGCAATACTTGACATGCAACATAACCTACTGGAATTTTATCCGTCAGAAATATACAATAATCTCTTCAACTACCTTTCCCAACACCCCGTAATGCAGGAGGGGAAGGATGAGATTGAATACACCACACTTAAGGTAGGTTTCTTTGAGGGGAGATTCCCTTGTACAGATGAAATTGAATAACATGACATACGAAAATGAACTATGGTTGCCAGTTAAAGGATGGGAGGGCTATTACTCAATAAGCAATCACGGTAGGTTTAGGAGTGAGCCACGTACAATTGTGACTATAGATGGTCATAAGCGATTAGTCAAAGGAGGTATATCTAAAATGAATGCCAAAACAAATGGCTACTATATATCCAATCTAAAGAGAAATGATAAAGGGCACACTATAAAAACTCACATTTTAGTCGCAAAAGCATTTATTGATAACCCTTTAGGCAAACCATTCATTAATCACAAAGATGGCAATAAACTCAATAATCATATTGATAACCTCGAGTGGTGTACGCATTTAGAAAATGTGCATCATGCTATAGCAACAGGGTTAACGAAGCAAAACGGTGAGGATAGCGTATTATCCAAACTAACTGAGCAAGATGTGAGAAGAATACAATCATTGCGTAAAGATGGGCTAACATTAAAGAAAATAGCTGCTATAATCAATAAATGCCATTGGGGCTATATAGGTCTAGTATTGCAAGGTAAAAGATGGAAGCATATGACCGATGACGAACAACCTGAAGAGAAAGTAGAATGGGTATGCTATGAATGCAGAGACGCAGTAGATAAATGTACTTGCGGAGGTCGAATAGTAGTCAACAAAGACATATTACCTCCCCATTCGCAACCGTCAAATGATATGGATAACCACTCAATGAATATATTATGAGACCAAACGGCCACTACTGGGTAAAACTAGATGATAATGAATGGACTGTAGCCTACTATGGTAACGGCATGTGGTGTTTCATAGGCAATGACGCTGAGTACAAAGATGACACTCGTATAGTTATCGAGCAACCTATACAGCAACCGAATACCGATTTAACGCACACAGACACCAATTCCTGACACTATAATGTGATTTAGATGGGTAGGGAAGGGGGAATTAATTTAATGGGCTAAAAACGTCAATATGAAAGTATTAGGAACATTAGTATCAAATATAAAACAAAACTGGTTTATTGAGTTTTATTGTAATTGTCAGGCTCATTTTGATAATGGTAAGTATATATTTCTCATAACCGATTCAGGGGCTTTCATTATTAAACGCTCTTTAACTCCGCTAACTAATTGAGATTATGGGCATACTGATGCTAAAAAAGAAAGATGCTATTAAAATGTCATGTCTGCCTGAATGTGTTGACATGTCAGAGCAGTTGTGCCTAAACTGGATTAACAAGTTTGCCGCTTACATATTTGCCAGAAAGTTTCACAAACTAATGGTAGAGGTAGATGTGGAAATACTTAAGCATGACAACATAATCCAATTCAGATACCAAGATAAACCTTTCTGTGAGGCTCGTATTATGAAAGGTCAAAATATGGGTGATTTTATCAATCGCCGTACAACTATCATTGCTAGTGTTAAACATGATATTACTATCCCCATTGGCCATAGGTCTAAACTTTATCCTTAAATTTGCTTAATTCAACCAAACTATGCCTGAATACAAATATGATTACACAATAACTGAAGATGAGTTTAAAGCACATCTGAACAGTATAACGTATGTATTTGTGCCATTAGCTTTAATCGAAGACTTTAAGCGCAAAGGGTGGGGTATACCAGAAAATGTTAGAGTGTTCCCGCCTCTTAATTTGGATATTAATTAGCAACTACTTACCTTAGCATTCAATGGCAATACCTGAATTTACAAAGCCTTACCAATTAGAGGATGCGAAGAATATCGACTCATCCGGTGAGGTTACTGTACCTAATACTTTCAAGGAGCCTACAATAACAGCAGTAGATGAAGCTATAGTTGATCTAATGGCAGCATTAGAGCTAGATTGGCCAGCAACATACGCAGAGGCAGAACCTCAATTTACAGCCCTACAATCACAGGTGCAAACTATAATGGATTCAGGTATACCAGATAATACAGAGGTTACCTACACAGCCAGCCTAGACGACATTAAAGAGGATTTAGAGATTGAAATAGCAGCAGATTACCCTTATACATGCGCTCAATGTGGTGGCGAAGGGATAATACCTACTTACCAGCCCGACGGTACACCAACAGGGGACTATATGGAATGTCCTTTGTGTACAGGTCTAGGTGCTACTGAAGTGCAATACAAAAAAGACCCGGCAGATCAAAATAACTATATACCAGCGTAATTATGGCAGAAATGGGCAGGCCGACATTGTATAAAGATGAGTATGACGAACAGGCGTACAAACTTGCTTTGCTCGGACATACAGATGAAGAACTAGCCAAGTTCTTTGAGGTAGACGTATCAACCATAAACAATTGGAAAATAGCGCATCCTAACTTTTTCGAGTCCATAAAAAAGGGTAAGGACATTGCAGACTCAGACATTACAGAAAGTTTATATAAAAGAGCTAGGGGTTTTGAGAAGGACGCAGTTAAGATATTCAACAATCAGGGCGAAGAAATGGTAGTGCCGTTTACTGAATATTACCCACCTGACCCTACCTCAATGATATTCTGGCTTAAGAACAGGCAACCAAAGAAGTGGAGGGATAAGCACGTAACTGAGCAGGAGGGGGAAAATACAGCACCAGCACCTGTAATTAACATATTTAACAATGCCCCGCCTTTAGCCGACTCAGAGCCTAAAGATAATGTTTAACTGTACACCAGTTTTCCATGCTAATTATACTGCCACCGAGAAGATTTTAGTTAATCAGGGTGGTACATCCTCTAGTAAAACATATAGCTTAGATCAAGTCCTCTTTCTACGGGCTATGGAGCGGCCTAATACTGTCATAACAGTAACAGGTGAATCAATACCCAACCTTAAGAAAGGTGCTTACAGGGACGCTGAAAACATCTACGCTACAACCCCTGATTTAAAGTACTATATTGAGAACTGGAATAGGTCTGACAGAATAATATACTTTAAAAACGGCAGCATAATAGAATTTGTATCTAACCTCACTGAGCAATCAGCAAAGAATGGTAAACGTGATTACCTATTTGTAAACGAGGCTAATGGTATTAGTTGGGCTATCTTCTTTCAGTTAGCCATACGTACCCGCAAGCAAATCTATATAGATTATAACCCTACTGTTCCATTTTGGGCACATGACATGCTAATAGGCACAGACCCTACCACAAACGAACTATCAGCAACCGTTAAGCTAATCATATCAGACCATAGGCATAACGTGTTCCTTACTGAAGAGGAACATATGAAGATAGAGGGCATTAAAGACCCTGGTTTATGGAGGGTATATGCCAGAGGATATACAGGTAATATTACAGGTCTTATCTATCCTACGTGGAAACGCATACCAGATGAACAGTTTGACAGAATGACCAGAGAAGAAACCTTTTTTGGCGGTCTTGACTTTGGTTATACCAATGACCCTACAGCAGGTACTAAGTTGTGGCGAATAGCCGGAGCTATATACATAAAACAATTATGTTATGAGCCGGGAATAGCGGCAAAACATTTAAAGGGTATATTTGAGCAGGCAGGGTTTGACCATACTAAGCCTGTATATTGTGAAAACGATAAAGACATGGGTAGGCAATTACGGGAAGTAGGTGGCGCAAACTGGCTACCAGCACGTAAGGGGCAGGGCAGTATTAACGCAGGCATTGAAAAGATGAAGGAGTACGATGTGTTTTATGCAGCGTCAAGCGCAGACCTCCACGAAGAGGTTAAGAGATATATATGGATCAATGATAAAGACACAGGTAAACCGACCAACACACCGATAGATTCGTATAATCACTTGTTAGATTCAGTCCGTTATGGTGTCTATTCTCATTACTACAGAGTAAAATAAAATTAGGTAATTAAAATATTTGTCTATATTTGTTTAAACAATAACGTTGGTAGCTACTAGGAACTACTGATGCAAATACTAAACCAACTTATACAGCGTATAGTGTAGCCTTACGGGCTATGTTATACGCTTTTCTGCATTATGAGCTTTTGGGAACGATTGAACAACGCGGTAAAAGGCTTTCGGGGTGACCATCACGGCATACCGTGGACGCCACGAATGCAGTTCATGAGTATGGGTCAAGGTGCAGAGACATTATGGCATAAGTTTGAAAGTACAAGCGATTGCAGACTGATACTAGATAGCTGTAGCTTGATAACTGCATTGTTATTGCGTAAGTCAGAAGCATTTGCAGCAGGTCAGGTAGAAGTATATAACCCGGCATCGGATAAAAAGGTCAGGGGCGAATATAAGGAATGGGAGCAATTACTAAAGAACCCGAACCCGGTACAATCGCAAAGGCAATTCCTGAAACAGTTGTATATCAACATGCAGTTAAGGGGATGGTGCTACGTATTGAAGGTATACCCTGCTGGATTTACTGACAGGCCAGCACGTTTATGGATATTGCCACCGTGGTGTATTGAGATTGATAAACGCAATAAGCCTATATACCAGTTAGAGAATGACGACCTTAAAGAAGGGGTTTGGTTTAACTGGAATGGCACACGTACTAAGCTAGATAAGCGCAACCTCATGCTGTTTACGGATAGCTCTATGGACATTGATATGTGTACATGGCTGCCTTATAGCCGGATGAGGGCTTTAAAGTACCCGCTTACCAACTTCATATCAGCTATGGAGGCAAGAACTACGCTGATACAAAAGAAAGGCGCGATAGGTATATTAAGCAGCAGAAATAGCCAGTCTGATGATTTCGGTGTAACTCCCATGAGTGAGGATGAAAAGGTACGGCTTGACAATGAATTTCAGGGTTATGGATTAAGCAGGGAGCAAAGGCAGGTTATTATATCTACAGCAGCCCTAACATGGCAACCAATGGTATTTGATGCCGCCGCTCTGAAATTATTTGAAGAGGTAGACGCTAATACAAATCAGATATGCGATGTTTACAATTACCCGGTTGAGCTGTTATCTTCTATCCGTGGTGTGACATTCGCAAATAAGAACGAAGCTAAGAAGCTGTTATATCAGGATGCTATAATACCAGAAGCTGCTGATCTATTCGAGCAATACAACAGGCAGATAGGATACGATAATAATAAGATAGAAACATCTATGAACTATAGCGCGCTGCCTATCCTGCAAGAAGATGAACTAAGGAAAGCACAGGCTAGGAAATACAGGGATGAGGCTTTACAGCTTGAATGGAAAAATGACATTATAACCAAGAATATTTGGTTGAAACATAACAATGAAGAGCCCTTGCCCGCAGATCAAGGAGATGTTTATTACAGCCAGACGGCACAAATAGAAGAAAATGGAAACACTACTGAGGAAAGCCTACAAGTCTGAGATACAGGACATAGACGATAAAGGCGTTATTATAGTAGCCGCCAATGCCTTTGGTAACAAAGACAGCCACGGCGATATATCTATGAAAGGTAGTTTTACAAAGACCATTCAAGAAAACTTTAACCGTGTACGGTGGTATCTAAACCATCACCCGGGGCAGTTACTTGGCGTTCCCATAGAGGCGCACGAAACAGAGGATTTCCTAGTAGTAAAAGGACAGATAAACCTGAATAAAACAATAGGCAGGGATACCTATGAAGATTATAAAATGTATGCTTCGCATGGCAAAAGCCTAGAGCATAGTGTAGCGGTTAAGCCAATTAAAAAAGATGCTTCAGGACGTGTCTTTGAGTGGAAGTGGAAGGAATACAGCACGCTAACCGAATGGGCTAGTAACCCGCATACGCCACTTTTAAGCCTGAAATCAGAGAATAACTTGCCTGAAATCATTGAATTTTTAGAGGAATGCACAAGAAAAGCGAACTATTCAGATGAAAAAGGTAAAGAAATAGAAAAACAAATAACGACTTTAAAAGCACTCATAGCAGAGCCGGAAGCCTCCACTCTAAAGCAAGAGCCGCTTACATTCACTAATCTTAAATTTTATTAACAATGGCAGAGCCAACAATTGAACAAATTGAAAAAGCAGCTAAAGAGGCTTCCGATAAACTGAAACAAGATCAGGAAGTACACAAAAAAGAGCTGAATCAGAAATTAGATGGTTTCGTACCGAAATCAGAGTTTGAAGCACAGTCTGAAAAACTAGAAACGGTAGAGAAAGCAGCACGCGAACAAGGTGAAGAAATAATCACTTTGAAAAACAAGCTAGAAAAAGGCACACCAGCCGCTTCTCAATCTGTAGCGGACATTTTCAAGGCAGCAGTAGAAGCTGATGCTGAAGGTTTCCAACACGCTACACGTGAGAAGAACGCTAAATGGTTTGGGTTTGAACACAAAGCAGCGGGCGACATTACGCGCGCTACCCTACCAACTACACCTAGTAACTTCGTGCCATCTCAGGAACTACGCCCGGGATATATAGCATATCGCACAAACGAGCCTATAATGCTTCGTTATGCTAATGTTGTACGTACTACTAAAGGTGTAATCAACTGGGTAGACGAAACAGCAGGAGAAGGTGATGCAGGCTGGACTGCGGAAGGTGCAGCTAAGCCTTTGATGGATGTAAACGTAACTGTTCGCACTACAACAGTAAAGAAGGTAGCAGTATTCTCTAAGGTTTCTGAGGAAGCACTGGATGATATTGATTTCCTTGCTTCACTTATTGAAGGCCGCCAGAAGAATAAGGTTGCCCTTAAAGTAGATCAAGGCTTACTTACAGGTGATGGCACAGGTGAAAATCCTACAGGTTTGACATACTATGCTCCTGCGTTCACTAATACGGAGATGAACGATAGCGTTGAAAATCCAAACTATTATGATGCTTTGGGCGCAGCAGCTACACAAATCCGCAGGGCTAATTTTGAGCCTAACTTAGTGTTTATCAACCCGGTTGACTGGTTTAAAATGATGCACACTAAAGATGCTGAAGAACAGTATGTTTTGTTGCAATTGCAATTGAGTAATGGTCAGTTCCTTGAGATGGTAGCAGTTCAAACCAACCAAGCAGCAGTAGGTACATTCTACATGGGTGACTTCCGTTATTTCAACGTGGCAATCCGTGAGGAAATGCGTACTGAAATGGGTCTTGATGGTAATGATTTCCGTAACAACGTTGTATCTATGCGTACTGAGATGCGTGTTGCTGCATGGGTTTCTGAAAATGAAAAACTAGCATTCGTTGTAGATCAGTATCAAGATGTAATTGACGCAATCGCAGTAGCTTAACCTTTTAAAAACTAATACAATGGCAGACGTAATTAAAAAACCTTTGGTTAAAGAAGAGCCAATGGAGCCGATAAACCTTGATGACCGTATTGAGATTGAACTTACCGATAAAGCATTTTCCGTTAAAAAAGGAACTGCTAAAAAAGGTGATGTTCGTAAACTACATCCTAAACAAGCTGAAAGCTGGATAGCATCCGGCAAAGCGATAAAAGCCAAAGGAGGTAAATAATGGCACTTAAAACACTAACAGCTACACCAACTACTGCGGTAAATACAACTCCATCAAGACTTGCGAGCGGCAAGATAGCAGGCAATAGCGGCACATATACATTACAAGTGAATGTAGCTAAAACATCTGGCACAGTAGCAGGCACTATACAACCTCAAACATCTATTGATGGCACTAACTGGTTTAATACACCGGGTGCAAGTGCATTCACATTAACAGATGTGGCTAACCAAAGTCAAGCATGGTTTATAGAGAATAAAAAAGGCTTGTATTATGGGGCATTAGTTACAGGTCAGGGTACTATGGTCGCTACACCAACAGGCGTAGTTTTACTTGATGAAGATGACGCATAAATAATGACACTCATAGACCATACATATTTTAGAGGGTTACTAACCATAGGGGATATAAGCAAAGGCAATTCCCCTGTGGTTGGAAACACCGTAAATGATACCTTTATCCCGATATACGAAAAGGAATATCTAAGAAAGGCTTTAGGAGACGAGCTATACCTTGACTTCATAGCAGGATTAGCTGAAGATCCTATAGCGCAGAAATGGCTAGACCTTCGGGACGGCATTGTCTATACGGTGAACGATAAAAGGTATGTATGGCAAGGCTTTGTGAATAGCGATAAGGTAAGCCCGATAGCTAACTATGTTTACATTGAGTACATGACCAATAACGCTGTGCAAAGCACAGGTACAGGTACGGGTGTAAACAATCAGCAGAATGCAACGCCAGTTTCGCCATCAGCAAAGATACAAAGAGCATCATCGGATATGTTGACAATGAATGATAGCCTTTACTACTACCTTCGTAATCATACAGATGACTACGGGGAACTAGACTGGTATGGTTGCCGCAGACGTTTTGGGTTTAGAAATATGTTCGGTATATAATGAATTACCCTTTATCCATACCAAAGTTAATTGAGCAAGCGGTAGATCGTGTGCGTACTGCTAAGTTGGCAGAACTACAAGCATACGACCCTACCATTGAGACCATTGCTTATATGTATGGTAATATCAGGGAGATTATCAAACTATTGAATGAAAAGACCCAAAATGATGAACTAAAGTATAAGAAGTACCCTTTGTTTATCCTGATTGAGGATATACAAATAGATAGGCGTAATACGTCATTCTACGGTACACCTACACTTAATATTATCATATGCAATCATACGTTAAACACCTATACCAGTGAGCAGAGGGAGGCTATCAACTTTACCAATATATTAAGGCCATTATATGAGGAATTTCTAATGCAGCTATTTAAGCAGAAAGGTTTTGTTATACAGAACTGGCGTACTATAGACCATCTAATGACAGAGCGTAAGTTCTGGGGTGCTAATGAGCAGACCAATAATAAGCTCGGTGACTATATAGATGCTATAGAGATAGAGCAGATGAGATTCCCAATAGATTGGGCAGCATGTCAAACAATTATTAACTCAACAATTTAACATTAATGGCAACACTAAACGCAGTTTTTTGTGGTGCAGGTAGCGGCAACATGGGCATAGGCGATTGCAACTTCGACCCGGATTTGCTGGTCGGTGCAATTGCTATTCCACGCGGTACTGTCTATGCAGCTAGTCAGCTTGTAGATTTCCGCGCTACCTTGCAAGCACAAGCTATAAATAATAGCTATAGCCTACGGGCGCATATCTTTGGCGGGTTCTTAGAACTGGACGACCAAAGCGAAGAAGCACAGGAATGGACTTCGGGTTATGGTAGAAAATACTTTACCCGGGATGAGGTATATTCATGGGGCTTCAGGTATCTTGACGGTGGCATGTGCCAACATAAGAACATGCTGAATTTCAAAGGCCGTGAGAGGCAATTTGATTGGCTATTCTTTGATGCGTCATACAACATCATAGGCACAGATAGAACAGATGCCAATGGTATTACTGGTTTCGGTGGTGTGAACTTAACGCAGTTCTACCCGTATAACTGGAAACCAAAAACAGGGTCTGAGCCTACACGTTATATGGTAGGGTTCACGCTAGCTAATGCTAGGCAGTTGAACGAAAACCTGTCATTTATAAGTGTGGACTTCGACCCGTACAGCGACATTGACCAAGTACAGGATGTGAAGTTGCAACCTGTATCTGATCCTGTAGTTGATGCTGATGGTGATATAAACATCGGTATTACGTCAAGCTGCGGCGCAGGGAACCTAGTGCAAATTTACGGTGCTACTATTGCAAACGTAGCGAGGTTTGTAGCAACTAACAGCCAGACAGGTGGTGCGGTTACGATAACATCTGTTACGATTGCAGGATCAGGGGAAAGCCAATATCTGGCATTTAACTTTGATGACACGGATACGGATTATCCAACAGCCGGACAATATCTTACTTTAACAATGGCTAGTGTGAGTGTGCTTGCTACGGCGGGTCTATCTTACTTTGAAGCTATGCCAATTCAACTGGAGGTATTATAATGAAAAATGAACAAACAATCGGCGGTATCAGTTTTAATACTGAGTATGTGTCTGGTATAACAGAGGATCAATTTGTTGAAAAGTACCTGAAGCATGCAAAGAAACATAACCTGATGAGCCGTAAAACGGACGCAGAAAAGGCCACTATACTCAAAGAGTATTATGGTCAATTGAAGCCAAAGGCACAGCCTGAAGAAAAACAGGCGGTTAGTAAGCAAACAACAGCAGGCAAGGGGGATAAATAACCCCCTTGTTTTTACCTATGTCTACTATCAATGAAATGTTGACACGGTTTGAACAGGTGAACCTTGTTGAGCTTACAGCCGATGCTATGGAGCAACAGCCAAATGTGTCGGTAGAGTTGAACCGTGACCAGATGTTAGAGGGCAAGCGTAGCAATAATGAGCAGATAGGCGAGTACAGGCCGTTATCAGTATTTGAACGTTCACGTATAGGCAGGCAGACCAGTTATGTTGATTTATATTTAACAGGTGAATTTCAGAGCAGGATGTATCAAAAGATTAATGGAGATGACTTTGATTTAGATAGCTCAGATACCAAGCGTGATAAACTTGTATTTCAGTATAAAGACAATATCTTTGGTTTAACTTCGGAAAGTAAACGTATCGCATGGATAGAATATACCCCTTATGTGGTACAAGGAATTAAAAACATAACCGGGACACAATGAAAACATGCCTGCCATGTATACAGCGTAAACGAGAGGAAGTCAGACAACGCCTACTAAATCAAACTATTGAAGATGCTAAAAGTAATGCGCAGGAAAATAGCTTTACGGGCTTTATCGCTATTTGTCCGAGGGTTATCGGCCTTAATTTTGAGGCAAAGCAAAAAGAACAGGTACAAGAAGGCGAAGAAATTACCCAACTTATATACTTCGATAAGGGAGTTGCCGTTTGACCGATTCCTGATACTGTATATTGATAACGATAGAAATGCGATATTAAAAGACATTCACCATATAGAGTATGAAGGCAATAAGCGTGTAGTGATATGCGTACCGTGTAAAGACCCATTACAGCAGATACAGGCAGCTAATAATATACTAGCACAATATTTCGATTCAGCAGGCGGCAGTGATAATATGCCGTACATACTCCAATGTATACAGATAGCTAAATTAGAAAGCAGGATAGAACGGATTAAAGCTATATCTAAATCATTGCATCAAAACTTGGATGAAGGGTTGGCAAATTCATTGAGACAATTGGGTGTACCCGACTATAAAACAGCAGAGGTAAGTGTAAAAAGGTTTGAAACGCAGTTAGAGAAATTGCGTACTGATCTATATAAACCAAAGAAAGGATCGCAACCCACCTATGAAATGTTTGATAAGATACTGGCAGAGATAGACCCGAAACTTACAGCAGAGGAAATAACAACAGAAAGATTTTGTACCTTATACAGTAAACTTAAAACTAAAGCTAAGACTTTAGAAAAATCTCATGGCAGAGGACAGGATTAGTAGTATTGTCGCCCCTTCGGCGTTTCAGGAGATAGACCAACTGAAAGCAGGCATTTCTGATGCCAGCAAGTTGCTTGTAGACCTGAATAAAACCGCCTCGACGATCGAGTTGAGATTAGGGGATACTAAGACCGTCATGCAACTGAATGAATTGCTAAAGGAGTTGGGGGCAACTACTGAGCAGGTAAAGCAAATAACCCTAGATCAGGCCAAAGCAGTTAACCAACTGGCACAAGCCGAACAGAAAAGATCAGCAGCAGAAGTAAACACAGAGAAAGCAGCAACACAAAAAATAAGGACGCAGCGTGAAGAACTACGATTAGAGCAGGATTTATTAAGGAATAAAGAGCGGTTAGAAGCAGCCGCAAAGCGTGAGCAGAAAGCGATAATAGACCTTAGCAATGACTACGGTATGCTATCTAAAGCATATAACGAAGCTGCATTAAGGGCAAAGAATTACGGTTTACAGCATGGTGAGAACCATCCTATAACCTTACAGGCGATCAATGACGCTAAGGCAATGGGCGATACGCTTAAAAGACTGGATGCAAGTGTAGGACAATATCAAAGGAATGTAGGTAACTATAACATGGTTGGCGCACAGTTCAACCAATTATTAAGAGAGTTACCGAATGCTGGACAAAGCCTGAATATCTTTGTAATGGCTTTGAGCAATAACCTGTCTTACTTTGTAGAATCAGTTAAGGCTGCAAGGGACGCAGGACAAAGCTATGGTCAGATACTGCTAGGATTAGGTAAAAACCTGTTTAGCGTAGTAGGTATAACGAATATACTGATACTGGCATTTACTTTATGGTCAAAGGCAGCACAGGATAACGCCCGCAAAACAAAAGAATTAAATAAGGAATTAACCGAAACTGAGAAACTTAGCAAGGAATACGCACAAACAGCCGCTAAGGAAACATCTCAGTTACGTATATTATATGAAGTTGCTACACGGGCTAATACATCTTACCAAAATAGAGTAGCAGCAATAGCACAACTACAGGAAAAGTACCCCGCCTATTTTGCTAATCTGACAACTGAAGAATTTCTGGCAGGTAAAGCCGCAGCAGCATATCTTGAATTAGGTAACGCTATATTTATGAGGGCTAGAGCTAGTGCGCTTACGTCCCGTTTCAATGCACTTGCTGAAAGGGAGCTTGAAATAAATGAAAAGTTAGCTGAAATAGATAAAACAAGGAATAAAGTTAAGAATGACGGTAATACCTTTACTGTCTTATCACTAGAGGAAGAAACCAAGCTATTGAAAAGTGCAGCCGAGCGCAAGGTATTAGAGGCTGAATTAACCGATATACGCCAGAAGCAAAGCGATTATGTAGGTAAGATAGCAGAATTAACAGATGTTGAGGTAAAAGAAAGACAGAAAGTAACAGCTACCTTACGCGAACAGGTAGCATTACAATTGAGGCTTGCATCTGGTACGGGTGAAGTAGAACAGCCTGATATAATAGCGTCACCTGAAGCTACTAGGGTGCAACAATTAATGTTAGAGGAACAGCAAAGGCTAAGAATGTTGCAGGCTAGTTATGAGGGCGGTTTGATTACATACAAACAGTATCAGGAAGGCAGAGAAAAGATAGCCAACACTATAACTAGGGAGATAATAAGACTTCAGGTTTTAGAAACACAGGCATTACTAGCTAATACAAGGCTTACGGTAGAGCAACGCAGGGCATTAGAGGAACAACTAACCAAGTTGCTTGCTATGCTCCGTGAGGCTGAAGGTTCTACAGTTACTGGTGAAAAGGCAAAGCAGAAAGCAATGGAGGAAACTCTAAAGTTGCTGCAAACCTATATAGGTGCGTTCAATGATATTGCCTCTATATCTAGTATTCAGGCCGATGCCCAGATACAGAACCTGCAAAAGCAAATTGACATGACGCAAAGAGCGTCTGAGGAAGAAATACGGGCTATTAACAGGAGCGGTAAAAGCCAGACAGAAAAAGAGAAAGCAATACAAGAGGCCGAGGCACGCACAGCAGCACGCCGTAAGTTCTTAGAGCAACAACAACAGCAACAGCAACAAAGGCAAGCGCAATACGAAAAGCAATTAGCTATAATGAATATTATATTAGCTACTGCTATAAACGTTGCAAGGGCTAAAACGATACCTGAGAAAATAGCTCAGGGCGTGGCAGGTGCGGCACAATTAGCGGTTGCCATTGCTACCCCTATTCCGCAATACGCTATAGGTACACTAGATCACAAGGGCGGTTATGCTGAAGTCGCGGAAAAAGAGCCTGAATTGATTAAAGAGCCGGGGAAAAGGCCGTACATGGTCAATAAAAACGCTATATTAGATTTACCTAAGCACACGCAGGTATTTAATCAGGAGCAGATGTACGCAATGCTTACGCCGCAAATGATAGCCATGTTGCAAGGGAATAGGGCGGATAGCAGGAACTATGAAAAGTTGGAACATGCCATTGTGTCAACAGGTAAAGCTACGATACGGGCTATAGCGCAGAACAGGGCTATACAGAATGTGAATATACAAGGCCGGGATGATTACTATTTAAGGAACGTAAAACGCAGATGAGTACACCACGCCAATTAAGATTTGAGCTTATAAACAAAGAAGGTAAGTACTATTATCAGGATGATGACGGTGTTATAAAGCTGTCAGATACTGAGC